AACCTCAGATCCATCATCTTCTGGGAGCTTATAAGAAATGACGAAGACTCCGACACCTTCCTTCTCCATCTCCTCCGAGAGGTGCTTTAAAAGATCAGCCTTGTATTCTTCCCAGCCCTCCAACGGTGGCACTCTCCAGAAGGGCAGCGTTCTGAGCGGCCTTGGTTCCCACCGCAGGAGTAATAGCCGCTCCCGCTAAGAGCCCCTTCAGTAGACCCCGGCGGATCAATGGAGACCCGTGGAGCCGAAGCCACCAGCGCCTCTCTTAGTTGGACGAAAGGCTTCTTGAATAGCAGTGGGCATCATAGGGACAAAAGGAGAAGCTTCCACGAAGATGAGCTGGGCAATCCGGTCCCCTGCCTTAACTCGGAACTCGTCCGCCATGGCGTTCCACAGAAGAACTTTAATTTCTCCCCGGTAATCTGCGTCAATTAGGCCAGGGGCATTCGCCACCATCACTCCCTTAGAGGCGAGGCCGCTCCGGGAAAGCACCAGAGCCATAGCCCCGCTCTTGCTCAAGTCAAGGCAGATGCCAGTAGCTATGGGCCAGATCTCACCGGGGGGAATTAGGGTTCCTTGGAGGGCCCTCAAGTCATAACCGAAAGCTCCTTCGGAAGCCTTTTCCAGGGTGGCGCCGCAGCCATTTAGGTCACTATAGTAAATCATCTAGTTAACTATCCTTCGCCCTATGCGGGTGATAACATTCTCAGTCATTGGGAAGAGAAAGCTTTTAAGCTCCTCCTTTAGTCGTAGGCCAAAAGCCGGGTCATAAGTCCCATTGTTCTTCTGGATTAACTGTAGGCTTTGAAGGCTCATCTCCATCACCGCCAAGACCCACTGATTAGGGGAGGTGATTAGGGGTGCCAGGAACTGGAGAGCTTGTTCCTCAAGGGTTTCTAGGTTACAACCAATGGCAGTCTCGATGAGCTCCCGCTCTGAGGGAGTGGAACTCTTGGAAGTCAACTTCTTTCTCGCCCTTGGGGCCTTTGTTTTTAAAGACTTGGATGGTGACGACTTTTCTTTTTTCGAGCTCACCCACTAGTCTCCCATAGAGGAGCTTGAGCTTGACTTTAGCTGCCCGGACTTTAGTGAGTTTAATTTCGACCACAATAACAGGTCTGTCTGGGTCATTAGGAACGATGACAAGATCTGGCTGACACAGGCCTGGTCCACCGTTGTCTCGGAAGCGAATCCATGGTCCTGGTTTGACGACTCCATAGTCACTGTAGCAATGTCGGAGCATCCTCTGAACTCTTCGCTCATACTCTAGACCTTTCTTTTGAGCGGCAGTCTTGGTGCCCTCTGAGAAGGTGGGGGCCTCGCACCAGAAGCATTCCTTGAGACCTTGAACTTTTCTCACGCCCCACCCTAGCAGTTAGCCTAGTTTAGAGTCAAGGAATCTTTTCAAAAAGTAAACAAGAGCCGCTGCCTTCACCGGCGTAACCGGGAACATTCCATTAATGCCTAGTTCCGGAACCTCAGATCCATCATCTTCTGGGAGCTTATAAGAAATGACGAAGACTCCGACACCTTCCTTCTCCATCTCCTCCGAGAGGTGCTTTAAAAGATCAGCCTTGTATTCTTCCCAGCCCTCCTTGTTCTTCTCCTCCTGCTCTTTGGTTTCTGTTTTCTTCTTATCAAAAATTCCCACCACCGAAGTCATTCCACCGTCTCCTTCCTGGTAAAGTCCGGCTGATAAGGAGTGCGAATAACCCAAATGCCCGCGCTCCCGAACTTCTCCCTATGCACCGTAAAAGGAACCGAATAGCCCCTCTTGGCCCACCAGTCCCTAGCGCGCTGAGCCAAGGCTTCCGACGCAGCCTTTGAACCTAAGTAGTCCACGTCACTCATCATAAGATTCCACTCTAGAGGGCAAGGAAATCTTTGAGCACCAAAGATAACCCCTTTGAGTCACTTCTTCTATAGAAAGTTCAGTCTTACCAATAACCCATTTTTGAATAGCAGGATCCCAAGCTGCGATCAAGTAATTAGACGTGTTATTTTCTCTGGGTTTTTCTAGCCAATGAAAGGCTAACTCATTACGATAACGCATAGGAGGTTCAACATACCTATTCATCTAAGGCTCCACTCTTAAAACGCACATAGTGCTGGATTAACATCTTCAGAGACTGAATGCAATGAGGAAAGCGTTCCTCATACTTAGCGAAGTCCTCATCCTGGAGAATTTCCACCAGCTCCTCCTTCATTTTCTAAAACCCAACACTTTAAGAATCCTTCAATAGAAGTGGGAACCACTAAGGTAGCGTAGCCGTCCTCATCCAGGGAGAACAAAGGCTTAGTGAGATCAGACATACACTGAGCTCTTCGATAAGTGCTCTTAGTCTCCATAGTATTCTTCCACCTCTTCAGCCTGGGCGCCTAACCAGAAGTAGTAAGGCGAGTCCTCTTCTACAACCCTAGGTTTAACCCCATGCGCTCCTAAGCTAATCAGCCACGCTAGGAAGTCATCAAAGTTTTGTGGACCAAACTGCATTCTTGTCCTCCCCATCCTTAACTCGTTCAGCCCTAGCCATGGTTTCCTTCTCCATATGAAGGCACCGAATGGCCTTGTCTAGGTCCTCTAGCCGGTCACCCTTATGGCCCGCCCGAAGCAAGTACTTAACAGCGTGTGTCAAGCAAGGCGTGAGCTCATACATTGCGGCAATCGTAAGAGGATCCAGAATCATATCCTCATAATGCTTTGGTCTTTCCACTTCTGGTTCCTTTCTACGTGCTAATACGAATCTACTTTCATTCCACCAACCCTCTCCTTCTAGGTAAAGAAGATTACCAGCAATATCTGCAACAAGATATTGTCTTCCGGCTTTAAGAGATAACTTACTATCTTCGCTTAAAACACAGATAACAGAATCACCTACTTGGAAGGCCATTTGGTCATCTCTCTTTTGCCCCACGAAGGGCCAACTGTTGCATCCATCGGGATCGTCATCTCCCTCTCCACCCCAGTAATATCCTTCACTGGAAAGGTCATCGTAATCATGGGCATCACCTCTTCAAGGATTTCGTCCAGCTTCTCAGTCTTCACCTGGAACACCTCTGCATCATGGCCATTCGCTAAAAGTTCTAAGTCTCCGGTTCCCTCAAAGCGAAGCCATAGGCGGTAAAGACCTATGTTCGTAATGATCCCCACCATGCTTTGAGGGACATTAGCAATCGCCTCCCTCAGGGTGGTGTCATCCCAAGGCCGGTCCCAGAAGCGCCTCTTGAAGCCGAAGGGATTAACAAAGAACGCCTTATCCTTAAGCTCCAGCTGATGCCACTTGTGCCATGCCTGAATCTTAGGGAAGTTCTTGAAGTATTTTAGCTGAAAGTTCTCCGCCTGTTCAAGCTTAATTTTCGCTTGTTGTGACACAGTCCACGGAGTCGCGTAGTAATTGGTCCCGTGAGTGGTCTTCTTCGTTAGCTGCCGGTAAGAGTCTTCAGAACCCGGGACTTTATTAGCCTCCGCATAAGTGCGGTCGTTCGGGATGCCATAAGAGATGGAAGCCACGAAGGTGTGCACGTCCTCAGAGTTTACGGCTTTGATGTAGTTCTCATCACCACTTAGGTAAGCCACCGCTTTAGCCTCGGCCCCTTGTTGGTCCGTCTGCACAAAGGTCATCCCCTCATCTGCTACGAAGAAGTGCCTCATCTCACGGTCAATGTTCTGAACGTTAGAGTTACCGGTAATAGAAACTTTTCCTTCATGTTTAATAAGAAAGTATCCTGTGGAGGTCTGCAAACAATAAACCTTATCTTGTGGATCTATTTCTTTCCAATGTTGTGGTTCTACATTAACATAATTTCTGGGCTTGATATTTAATTTAGTAAGAAAAAGATTTGTTTTATTGCTACCGTAGCCCCTGTTATTAGAAACGGTAATTTGTGTGGATCCTAAGTTAGTAAGGTGAGCTGCCGTTTGTAGCCAATTACACTGCTCTTTGTCCTTATTAAAAAATACGTAACTATTATTTCTAATGTGAGAATCCCAATACTTTAGCTCATCAAATATAATAGCCCTGCTAATAGGACCTAAAGTTAAAAGCCATTTTCCATAAACATCTCCCGTAAGACTAATTAATGCATCTTCTTTTTTAATTGTAAATCTTTTGCAATTCTTACTGGGCTTTTGCGTTTCATAAGTAATCCCGCCCTTGGTGCACAAATCAATTAAACGATCTACCTTTCTTTGCTTAAATAAAGAAAGCCTATAACACCCTCTCTCTAAACTACCATCGGCTAAACAAGCTACCATTAAACGCAAGTTGTATTCTGGGTATTCTGTTCCACCTGGATACAATCCAGCTGATGGCAACGTATAAGTTCCATTCATTAAGTCTGTGGTTTTACGTTCTAACCACTTCCTAGTTAGGTGACCAGGATGTTTATAAGCATGCTTATGATCTGATGTAAAGATTCCACTAACTTGCTTTGTTTCAAGTCTATAAAGCTTATCTTGATTAGCTCTACTAACCTTAGTTGTTTCCTCAAAAATTATTTCGTTGGAATCTTTGTTCCAAACAGCGGCTTTTGGTGAGTTAATGGCATCTCTTATGGGAATCCAACCATCCGTAGTTAATATTTCAGTATTACCATCAATACACCCACACCAAAAGGGATGTGAACTGGATGATAAACGCAATGTTTCTGTACCTGACAAATTATATGATGTCATCATACGCCCATTAAGCAGCTTTGCAGATAGCATATCGAGTTCTTTATCAAGTTCCCTGATGCGTATAACCAGCTTCGCCACCACGGCACACCTGGAGTGCTTCTCAGCCAGCGTCTTAAGCTTATCCGTATCTGTGGTAATTTTAGCCTCTCCACCTTTCCTCGTAATGAGATCACTCTCGGGAACGCAGAGCCAGTCACGGAAAAATTCCACCATCTGCTTGGGTGAAGCCGGGTTAAGGGCCTTGCCCCACACGCTCCTTGCAATGAAGTTCAGCTGAGCCTGAGCTCTTTGTTGGCGCCTCAAAGTCTTATGAGCCACCTTTGCCCGGAGCTTCTCGTCCACCTTAATGCCCCGCCTCATCATGGTCATGACTGGGCCAAGCATCCGCTGAAGATACCAATAGGTATCCCCGTAGTTCTCGTCCGCTGCTAATTGTTTACTTAAAGTCTCCCTTAATAGCCATGTATTAAGAGTATCGCTAGCATTATAGCAAATATCCCTTTCGGCCTCATTAGGAGTAGCCGTTATGACCAGACGTTTCATTCCAGGATTACCTTTCGGAGGCTCTTAAAGACCTCTTTGGGGTTATCTACATCTTGTAGCCTAGAGTACATAGTTCGTACTAAATCTGGGGAAAAGCCCGCCATCTCCACCACCTGCTCAAAGTCCTGCACGCTAGTCCCAATACTCGCGGTGAACCACGCTTTGGCCTGTTCCTTTAAGAGTTCATTCTGAGAGAGCAGGTCCTCGAATTGTTGAACCATCACAGCTCTCCACAAAAACTCTTCACTCAATCCACCTCTCCTCTCTTGTTAATAGCCTTCTTGGACTTAACCCTAAGGTGCTTCCAAGCTGGAACGTCTAGGTGATGCGCCGCTGCGTTTCCCAGGGACTTGCGCCACTCAGGATTAATAGCGTGTTGCATCAGCATAGTGTCGTCCACTAATCCAAGGGGGTGGATACCATGACCGTCCAAATAAGTCAAGTCATAAACGGAATTGTGGAAAGTCCACGTTATGGTGGGATCCATGGCTACCTTGTGAAGTGAAGTCCAAATTTTAACTTCTTCCTCCTCAGTCCACCTGTTCCCACCCTCTGTGAAAATAGGCACATAAAGGCATTCTTGGCCGGAAGGTGCGAGGGAGAACTCATTCACCTCATTCCACAAAGTTTCTACGTCGAAAGAAAGAACTGTTCCGGGCTTAATGCTTTCCAAATAGGTGACAATGTCCTCCACTCGTTCTGGAATAAGGGCAACTTGTTCTCTTTCGTCCGGGAAGCGTTGGACCTTTGCAAGCGAGAGCATGACTTCCGCCCTCGTCTTCCACGCTTTGTAGGCAAAAAGGTCCGGAGAGATCGTAGGGACAACGTGCTTGATTCCTGGGCCGAGGTGGTGCTCAGTAACATGAGTTCCCTTGAATCGTTCAAAGCTCTTTCCAGTTGCGACGAAAGTAGCGATAGGTCCGAAGGTGACAACGACATCTGCTCCTCTGAGAGCCTTTCGGAGAGGGAGAGCTCGGTTAAGGGGATCACTCTTGTAAAAGGTAGCTCGCTCTTTGGGAGAAAGCCACTTCGGAAGAGCATAGAAGAACCCGACTGGTTCACACGAGGAAATCTTACAGAGGTCATCAAGGACCGCCTTAGCCCACTTTCCAATTCCAGTTCCATCAACTGCTCCTTCCGGGCTCTTCCAGTCAAAGAGGAATGCTACTCTCACCTTACAAATCCTGATACATCTTGCTTAGCCCAACCCTTAGCCTTAAGACCCACCACGCAGGGCCCAGGGTCCGCAAAGCGAAGGTCATGCTCATCCCCGTTAATCACAATGAAGTCCTTGCCGGCAACGCTAAAAGAAGTAGGAGGCCCATCACGAAAGACCACAGCACAATTAAAACCACTGGCCAGGTAATCCGAAGCCCACCGCTCTGAATTGGGGTCTTCATTAAGGGAATAGGTCCAACTAATTTCGGGTCTCGTTTTCCACCTATTAGGGACTTTTGTGTATTCATATCGCTCAATTCCTTCGCGCTTGCAAAAGGCTTCGACATCAAAAAGGGACTTCCACTTGGGTTGGTCCCAATCAAGGTCGCTAGTTCCGTTAAGCCTAAGAGCAACACGCTTCTTCTCCTTAGTCCCTCTCTTCACTGCCGCCTTAAGTTCCTTCTCTAGCTGCTTAAAGAACTGATGAGGCATTTCCATTAGAAGCCTTGTTCTTCGTTGCCGAGCAGTCTGAACGCTTCCTGCGTGGTTCCAAGCAGCCACATCGTCAAAGGTGAGGCGCTTAACGTGGCCAACGGCACCGAGGCCACTCAAGTTAAGGCAAGCTCTGCGGCATCCTTCAGTAGCGTGGGAGCAGACGTTCCACCCACTTAGGTCCGTGGGCTGAAGGTAAACAGCATAGTTATGATAACCTAACGCTTCCGCTTTCTTAAGCTTTGAGGAGTCCTTAGTTAACAAGTCCACAGCTCATCATCCTTAATCTTGTAAGCTAACTCATAGCCCTTAGCCTTAAGGAAATCCGTTGCGCCATTAGGATCAAAGCCCCTGGCAATGGCATTCTTGGCCTTGTTCTCCAGAATGATGGCGGGCTTTAGGTTATTTAGCAATTGCTCAGCACCCATCAGGACCGGAAACTCTGAGCCTTCCACGTCCACCTTAATTAAGTCCAAGGCAATGGGAGCCCAGGAGTCCAAGCGTGCTGTTGGAATAACGCCTCGGTCCTCTAAGACATAGCTCATCCCGGTGTTGCCTTCAAGGCTCATGTCCATTAGCTTGTTGTTCTCATTCCAAGTCACTAGGTTATGAGTGCTAACGTTGTAATGCTTCTTCTCATAAAGGTTAGCCTTAAGGGCTGCAAAGTTTTCCCTATTAGGTTCCCATGCAGAGACCCATTTGAATTCCTCGGCCAAGTAAGAAGTCCAGGTTCCAATGTGGGCTCCTACGTCCCAGGCATTGTCCCTTCCAGGAATGAATCGGAGGAATTCCTTGAGGCGCTTAACTTGAAAGCCCTCCTCCAGAAGCACGTCCGGAGTGAAGAAGGTGTCCCTATCAGGGAGATACCAGCCGTTAACGATTTTCAAAAATGCCCCCATAAGGAAAGGGGAGAAGCCCTAAGGCCCCTCCCCACAGTTAACGCTTCGTGTTTCTCATTCATCTTATTCAAGTCACGAAGCCTTTGCGTTAGGCCGCCTTCCGAGAATTCTGGAAGGTCCCAATACGCGTCACATCCAGGCGGGGGAAAGCCCGGCCCGCCTCAACGTCTTTGGCCCGGAGCTCAACGGCCCCATCATAGGTGTTACCCACCGCAGCCTCGAGCATGCTTCGCGGGGTCTCACCCTCCTGGAACGCACCCAGCTCAGTCAGCACCCTCTCCGCGATGCCGGCCGAAATAGTGCCCTCCGTGATCCAAAGGGTGTAATAAGCCTGAGCACGGCTCAAGTCCACCCCTTCCACATCCTGGCCACCAGTCGCGTCAATCAGACCGGAGATGATTTCAAAGCCCTCGTTCCCATTATTCGGGTTACGAGCAGCCTTCACTTCCCGCACCACCATGGAGTAAGAACCGGGAGGCGTGGGCTTCCGGGGCGCGGCAGCCGGATTGGAAGTCAGAACTTGGTCAAGTAAACTCTTAGTAGTATCAGTCATTCTTTAGTACCTTTCTTTCCTTTCCCAGGAGCTTGTCAAAAATGACTCCTAGGTTAAACTCCTCTTCAGTCTTTAGGACACTGGGATTAGAGGACTTCATACCCAGCATGCCATCAGCGTCGGTTCTAATGACCCTCTTAATGGTCTGACCGACGGGTGATACTTTGATAGAGAACACATCCGTGAAGTCTTGGGAAAACGATTGCGGAAGAGTCTTCCCTAAGCAAGTCGGATAAGCCTTGATAATAGTTTTATCCTGAATAGTCGGATGCGGAATGTCAATGTAGCGAATGTGAGCTATGACTACCACGTTACACTTGAGGTTTCCGGGACCCAGGAGCCAATGCATTGAGTCCTTAAGCTCCTCACCCGCCACCATGTAATGAGAGGGAAGGTGGTTATTCGGAGCTTTAGTGCCCGCAAGGCAAGCTTCCCCGAACTTAGTAGCTGAGTCCACCACCAATACGTCATCATTCCCCCAGGTCTTAACGTCTCCTAGATCCTCATCCGAGTTCACTTTCCACCTGCGAATGAGTGCATTAAATGCCTGCAAGGTCTTCTCATTCGAGGGATCTAGGGGAAAGTAATGAACCCGCTTGCGCCCTTCCGGGGTTAAGTAAGAGTTCATCACATTAAGGTTCCCTTCCAGGTCCAAGATGCGGAGGTTGTAACCTTGGTTCGCTAGGGTGGAAAGAAGCCCCGTCTTGCCTGAGCCGCTATCCCCAATGAGGAGAAGCTTGACGCGCTGCTCTTTCGTAAATGCCTCAAATGCTGGCATTAGCTTACGGCCTCCAGTTCCCACTCAGTCACATAAGTCACATCGTCCTTTTGGAATTGATCCGGACTCCCATTCCCGTAGGTAATCTCAGCAGCCTTGCGGGAGCCTGCTACGGAAGGGTTCTCCATCCGGACTCGCACAAAGGCCCGCTCCACCTTCTTAAACGTTAGTTCAACTTCATGGCTCATCTTAATTCCTTTGCTTTCATCTCAAGTTATCATCTCGGCGGGGCTTTGTCGAGAGAAATTTTATTTCGTTTTAACACTAGTTTTTAAAACTTCCTTGCTGTCCCACCAAGCAATATCAAAGTTCCGCATTGCTTCATCTGGGGAAGTGCCGAAAACTTTAACGCTCCCATAACGAGCCTGCCACCACTCATGACCAGCTAACAGAAGCTCAGGCTTGAAGAGGACGGAAGGGCGTTGAAGCTCATGAGCAGCCGCTATGAATTCATGTTCAATCCTAGTGATGTTCCAGCTAATGTCAAAGCTTTCTCGGACAACTTGAGCTAAGACTTCCCCGATGTTTACTCCACTAATCCTGGAACGAACGGCATCATAAGTGGCCTGATATGAGTCACTCATTAGGTTCTCCTTTTAAGTAATTAGGAATGTGTCTAGGGCCGGGCCTTAATTCTATGTGAAGGTTATCTCCTAACCTAGTATCTCCCCGGTCTAAGGAAATCTGAATGGCCCTTTGTGCTTTGCTCCTGGAGATACCTAGTTCCTTCACTAGCCTATCCACTAAGTCCTTAGCACTAAGACTCATCGCCCAGCACCTTCAGCACGGTGGAGCGGCAGGCGTTGAAGCCGTGTTCGTATTCGCCCCCGCCGGGGGATGAACGCTGTGGATGCACTTCATCCACCACCTGACGGACAAGCGTTTTAATCCGCGCTTCGGCCGCATCGCGCTCAGAAGCCAGTTCAGCGATGATGTGCGGTGCGTCAGAGCCGACATCTTCCGCGTGGGGCCATGCAGCGTATGCCGCTTCGATAATGGCCGCGCGGAATGCAGCATCGGCGGCTTCCAACGCTTCGATCCGCGTGTTCCGATCCCGCAGCAACGCCAATCCAGTCTTCTCGAAGGATTCAAAGCGCGCGTCGCCAGCCTCGATGCGGGCGATGATGGACAGATCAAACTCACGGCTGAATGGAATCTCGTTGCCGCGCGCGAGATCGTGTTTCCACCACGCGATCTGCGCATCCGTCGCCGGCGGCACGGGCGCGCTCACCGCGCATCCTCCGTCGCCAGGGCTGCGGCGGCGGCCAGGGCGAACAGGGCGTCGGCGCCGGCGATGGCCGGCACCCCTTGCTCCACGGCCTCGCGCACGACGGCGAGAACAACATCAGCAAGCAGTTTCGCATCGAAGTATTCGCACTCGCGTTCGCGGTCTTCGAGTGCCCACATCACCCTCTCCCGCAGCGTTATTTCTTCACTCATCTTTAGCTTCCTTTTTCTTAACGAAACGGGACTCACCGGCACAGTTATAAAGCATCTTAAGGTGGCCGGTCTTACAAAGCTTACGGCACACTTTGTAGAGGGCTTGATCTCGGTAGCGCCAGGAGACCCTGAAGCCATCCTCTTTACTAGCTATCTCTATGATCCTATTCGGTGTCAGATGGTTGAACACTGGCCTCGTGAACCACTCCGGGCTGGGCGTCTTCATCTGGCTTCTTCCTTGTCAAGGGCTGGTCCAAGAGGCTCCTGTATTGGGTGCAGTAGCGGCTGACGGGGCAATACATCTGGCACCTAACCGGAGCCCCGGGGCGATGCTGAATTTCATACTTGTCCTTTGGCTTAAGGGTGGTGAGTTCCAGGACCTTAGCCTTAGCTTCCGCCTCAGTGTCCAAGATGGCAGTTGCTCTTACGTTTCCAGTTTTAGTGACAGCCCATACCTCGGAACGCATCCACCTCTCTTCGGGAGTGCAAGGACGAGGCTTGCCGCTCTTAGCTGCCCTATGCTCTGCAATTCGCTTTCGGAGGAATTCTTCCACTTCAGCATCGGGAAGGAGGGTGACGGAAGCAATGGCCACTTGTTGGGGCGGGTAATTAGCGGTCCGGAGAGATTCCGGCTTGGACCAATCCCGAAGGATGCCCACAATTTCCGCCGTCTCCACCTTGAATCCCTTCTTCCTAAGCATCCAGGCGTAGATGTTTTGCTGCCAGAACCAGTCATCCGGGAGGTTATCATCTGAGGTGAACTTCCACACAGTGGTGACTTTGAAATCCTGGAGCTTATTAGTGGCTAGGCACAAGGAATCAGTTTGGCCCTTGAGGAGGGTGCCTTCAAATTCCTGGAGCAGAATGGTTTCCGCCAGGGTGGAGTGATCCTCTGAAGCAGCCCTCTCCAGGATGGTGTGAACGGAGGAACCTAAGAGCTTAAAGATTTCATCCGAGACATCCACCTCCAGAATGGCATCATGGGTTGTTAGGAGGGAGGAGATTTGAGGTGGTTGGAGTAGTTCCGTCACGGAGAAGTCCGCCGCCATTTTCGTATAAGGTGAGTTCATGATAGCTGCTGAAATTGCGGAAGGCAGCCCTAACTTGTTCGTGAAAATCATCGTCGTAAATTCCCGTTGGTGTAGTAGAAACTTCTCTAAAGAATAGGGGAACCATAGCTCCACCTCTTAAGAAATAGGGTGATCCTTTTCCTCTGACGGAAGAATGAAAGAAGGAGCTAACCTTGGGCTCACCCAAGTAAAGTCCAAAATATGTAAGTTTAGAAGCTAAACTAAACCTGTCCTTTCCATATCGCCACTGAAACTTAGAGATGTTTTCAGGAAGGCAGATGATGTCATTCCCATGGGAGCAGGCTGTCCCCAGGAGGAGTGCTGTCCAGTAGCCCTTCCCCTTCAGGAACTGGGTTAGCTGTTCCAGTTGCTCCGGGCTTAGACTTGGGTGCCTTTGACTTAGTCCCTTTAATAGCTCGCTTTTTAACAGCTTCTTTCTCTTTGGCCAAGTTCTCCATGGTGAGTCCTCTAGCAGCTCGGTGCTTGGCAACGACGGCAGTAATTCTTGCTGCTGCATCTTTTAATTCTTCCTTCGACCACTTCTCAGGGTCCTGCTGGAAAATCCTACTATCCGGAATAAGCTTCTTAAGGAGTGTCATCTCTTGCCTGCTACAATAATTGCCCCGGCAAAGGCCCCTAGGAGTATGATAATAAAAATTCCCAGGATGAAAAGAGGCGGAGAAAGAACCCACCACCAACTCCAGTCAATTACATTGCCTAACTTTAAGCCAATGAATAGAAGTGTTAAGGCTCCAACGAAACCTATTCCACCGCTGTTAACGTTCTGCTGTTCCACTATCTGGACTCCTTGAAAAGAATTCTTCTCTTTCTAGACGATCTTCCCTTAGTCGATCTGGATCAGGCTTTGTGAATTCCTCTGCTCTGACTAAAGCACTCTCTTTCATAGTCTCAAGGGAATCATTTAGGAGGTCCCAGATGTCCTCATCCAATTCTAGTTCTGAAAGGTCATCCTTGAAGAATTCTAAAAGCATTCTTAATTCGTTCATCTTAGCCTGATATGTTTCAATTTCGGCAACGTCTTCAGGAAGAAGTTCCGGCACCTCTGAGCCCCACCACTTTTCAATGGCGTCAAAGGGCATTCCATCTGGATACGGCATTAGGAAATCCTTATGTTTTTTGTCTTCAAAAAATCCAAAGCTGCTTCTCCAGCGTAAGGATCAACAGCCTTGGTTGCTTCTTTAATCACAGTCACATTATGACCCCTAAGATAAGCATCATAAGCAGTTTCCTTCACGCAATAATCCAAGGCAAGACCTACTACGTCCACATCTACGATGCCTCTGATTCCTAAGAAACCACCGAGACCCGAGGTATTTGCCGCGTGATCAACGAAAGGAGAATAAGCATCCATCCATACTTTGGTTCCCTTACGGATTATTAGGTCCGCTGCTTTGTGGTTAAGGTGGGGAGCGAAGGCTGCGCCTTTGGTTCCTTGGATGCAATGAGGCGGCCACACCTTAAAAGAACAATGGTCCTTAGGATGCCAGTCTTGGGTGAAAATGATGGTTTCATAATCCCCACTTGAGATGATGTTATTAATCGGACGAATAACTTCTTGGCCCCCCGGAACCTTTAGGGAACCCGTGATGAAGTCATTCTGGACATCCACTACTATAAGCGCCTTAGTCATGGCCTTTCTCCAACACTTCTAGGATTTTCTGTGCTTCAACGGGGCTGAAACCTGAAATCCTAGCAAGCCTTTCCATAACCTTCTTCTTAGTCTCTAGGTCCAGAGCATTAAGATAAGCCGCCTGGTCCCGGAGTTCCTCTGGATCAATCATGCCGGAGCGCTCCTTGCTTTTACGGAAAAGCCAATAGGAATTGGATAAGCTAGGGCTTGCTTATAGTTCCGTTCAATCCTATTGGCCTCCTCTACCGCATCCTGCTTAGTAAGATAAATGTTACTAACTGATATGGACTCTATAGCCACCCACTCCTTATCATGCCATTCAATTAGAACAATCCAGAGATCACCTGACGGGGCACATGCCGGAGGCGCAGCCGTCGTCTTCAAGAGAGAGGAGTTCTGCGCCATCTGCTGCTCCAATTCTGACAGGCTTGAGAGTTCTTGCGTAGTCATCAAAGATTTCCTTTGTTACCACCTCTTGAGGTAGGTATTTGTAGCCTAAGTCAGCAGCTGTTTTCGTGGGATCATTCCGGAAAAGCCAGCTCACTCCCACGAAGGAGTCCCAGTTCTTATGAAGCCAGTTCACAATGGCATTCGCCTCGGAAGGATCATAAGAGACTGTGATGGAACAGTTATGGTCCACATAATGATCCATCATGAACTTGTAACGCTCCAGCTGTGTAAGGGCACTGTCCAGGTTAACAGGAGTTCCATTGAAGTCCTGGAAGCCACAATCAGGGTATTCTACTGGGACGGTGACAAGAACAGAATCAATAGCATTAGGGTTAGGGAAAATACGATACCCAGCACTCTTAAGAATAGGAAGTAGTTCGTCATTTTGGCTCATCACAATGTTGTTAAGAATGAATTGGCCCAGAGGCTTGTGGACTCCCTCAGTAGTGTCCATTAGTTTACTAAGAGTTCCACTGGGTTTTACAGTTGTGGTATTTTTAGACAATGGAAGTCCCAGCTCTTTAGCCATACTATTAACTCCCAAATGAGCTGCCTCTTTAAGCTTACTAAAAGCTTCTACATCACTAATACGTTCCCAACCAACAATTCCGGTAAGACCAACTCCGGTTAGACGAAGGTAATTATTCATTTCATGCCAGGAGTCCTGAAGGATACCGTCTCGGAGGTCCACGCACGTCTGCCTGTAGTTAGCTCTAGCGATGAGCCGGACTGCCTTAACTAGGCTATCCCATTGGCCATTAAAGGCTGGTAAATTGACTTCCACTAAGTTGCAGAATGAAGTATTACCTAATAGTATCTCTCCGCATGGATTAACACCCTTATAAAAGGGAGCCCTTTTAACTGCCGCTTCACCGTTAATAAAACCCGGTTCGCTTCCACCACCATCAATAATGGTCTGAAAAAGTCCCTTCAATTCATTCTTACTTGGACGTTCCGAAAAGACTACCGAGTTATTACTCTGGGTTCTCTGAGGATTGGGGTTCCACCAGTCTCCAGTCTTAGCTTCAATAAAATCTGAGGCTTCCTTGTCCTCATAAGGCATAAGGGCAATCTCAGCACTGCGACGAGAGGAGAGGGTGGTCCCTAGCCAATTCATGATATCTAAAATTTCCATCTTGCTAAGAAGACGACCAGATGCTTTGGACAAGAGAGCAGCAATCTTAGGAAACGCCACCGCTATGGTCTCGTCCCCCGAAGAAATCCAACCATAACCCTTTAAGCGAACTCCGGCTGCTCTGATTTCTGAGAAATCCAAAATAAGTTTCTTAACAGGTCTCTTGTTCGCCAAGATTTTTCCAACGGCCTTGACCCAGGCTTCCGCGCTATCGCCCACCTTAATGGTCCACTCGTCACCACTAAAGATCTCTGTGTTAACTTCCACCCCTTTAGTATTCTTATTAAGGGATCTAATAACTTCCACTTCAATGGGATAAGTGAAGCCTGATAGAACTCCCGTGATAGGAGAAAAGCCTATCCCACAGCCCTGCATGAGCAGCCAATAAGCATCCACAATATCTCTGATATTCTGTATTCCTAAATAACTGCAATTGAAATTAGTCGCTTCTCGCCTCTTAGTCACTTCCGTTCCACCAAGCCAGAGGGTGCGGCCCGCAACCATTACTTTTCTTGCTAGCAGCAGGGCACGCAGCTCTTGGAGTTCTCTTAGTTGTTCAGACGATAACTTCTTTCCGGCCGCTCGTTCCCAAAGCCACTGTTGGTGCTGAATGACCCGAGTGATAATTTCATCCCAGGTCTCAAAAGTCCCGTCATCTTTGGGTCTAGAATAAGTCCGACGCGTAACGAGTTGTGAACGGAAAGAAGGTTCTGTCATGTGTGCTCCTTTGAAGAACGAAGTTCTTATTTTAACAGAAGGGGAGGAACCCCTCAAGGCCCCTCCCCTTAAAAATCACTACAGAAACACTAGTAAAGTGATTATCAGCAATGCTAGGACGAGATGCACTTATGCGGTGCGCCAGACCCTAGCCTTAGTCTCAGTGGTGGCCGCTACCTTGAAGGAAGCCGTTGAGCCCTTGCCCTTCAAGGTCTGAGCCGCCTTGTAGATGGTGGTTCTCAGCGTCTTCAGCTGAGCGGCGTCCTTCAGATCCACTTCAAAGCTCTGGCCCACGGCCATCTCCTTAAGCGGATACTTGGAGGCCCGCCCCCGCACCGTTTCCGGAATGGGGACGTTGTCTTCAATGGTAAACATAACTTAGTCCTTCATGCTTCCAAGATAAGACTCAGCCTCTTCGACGGCATCGTTCCATCCGTCGTTGTAGCCGGTGTCATAGGACTCATTCATCAGGTTAGCCAGCTCTTCCTGCTCAGTCACTTCGGAGTCATCATAGGAATAGTTATACTCATCTTCATATTCCTCCGAAGTGGTCTCTTCAGCCCCATAGTCACGAGTAGCGGTCCCAGTCAGGACATCCTCGTGCATCGGAAGCTCACGGATCACGACATACTTGGAGCAACGGCCCTTCTGCTTATTGTGATCCGCAGGGAAGGCCACCACATCTGCCGGATTAATCTCCACCTCAACGAGACGATCCCCTCTGTTAGCAAAGAACTTGGTGTATTCGTAGCCGCAGAAGTGGAGCCCATAGGAGCACTCATGGGCTGAGTTGTCATCCACCTTGTTACGAGGGATTTCAACCGTCTTGCCGGGGCTGTTATCAAAAGTCCCACTGTGCTTATCACGGAAGTTCGAGCGGACCACCTTATAAGCCCGGAAGTTACCATCAGCGGTGATGGGCAGCTTCGCGGCCAGGAGGAACTCATTGAACTCACGAACAGCGCGGGCCGAGGGGTTCTCCATCAGCTTGTCCAAGAAGGCCATCTCGCCCTTGACGGGGAGATCCAGGTCCACGAGACGGAGGATATGATCCACGACGCCCCCATTAAGGACCCGCCCATCACGCAGAACTTCACCATCAACAATGGCCATCCGCCCCTTGCTCTTCGAGACGAGCTGATGGGCAATGGTGAGGTTCCCCTTAACCTTAGTCCAGTCCTTGGCCCGGATACCCTCCAGGACCGTCTTGTAATTCGGCTGTGAAGCGTGCACCGAGGTGGGCTTGCCGTCCACATAAACCGTAATCATGTCATCACTTACAACGTAAGGTAGCATTTTCTTATCCCTTAAAAACGTCTTCAATCATCGCGTCGTTCCAACTCGTCCTACTCATTAGGAAGAGTGGCAGCCACCTTTGGCCCATCGGCCCCAGGATCTTCTTTAAACCAGCCTCATCAATTATAACTTTGGGAGGAGGCAGGGTCAAGCCAAAAAGTTTCAAAACATCAGCAGTTCCGCCCCATGTAAGCCCCCTAGAAACCCCGCTGGTCTGGACATGGGCTAGCAAGTCCTTCCATTCCTTGGGAATAGTTGTTCCCATCTTAGAAAGCTTCTCAACAAGCTCAATCACGTAAGTCCTAGAAACGTTCTTCTCATTAAAGTGAACAGTGTCGGATAGGAGCTGAAGGTCAAGGGGACCGAATTGGAGGTCCTTTAAGTCAATCCATTTAGCTGCCAAAGCCTGTCTCCTTAGGGTGTCATAACGGCTTTTGGGAAAGGCAAAGAACCTTCCGCCTTTTCTAATAGCCAGAAGGGCGTGCATTCCGGCGTAGTTAATGAAAGCAATTTCCCGGTTCTCTGACAAGGTGAAGAAGTATTCCTCTCCAGGATACTCCTTAATTTCCACATGAACATCCTGCCACCCCTGCTTATTCCATTCAAAGCACGCAGCGGGTTTGGTGGAGCCTGTGGTTCCTGTGGTGGGAAGGACCACGTCATCCAGCCAGCACTGGTGGAGCCTTCTATCCTTAGAAGGATTACCCAAGAAAAGCCTTTCGGCCAGAAAATCGTAGACTTTGGCCGGGTCAGGGGTCACGAAGAGCATTTTGTGGTCCCGATAGCCGTTAGTGGGAAGATTAGCTGTTGCCAAATCAGCCCGGGCTTTAATAGACTTAAGCTTAGGGTCCCTGATACCCAAGATGGCAAAGGAATCAGCACCATCGGTTAAGGAAATTTCCGTCACCTCAGGAGGGGCGCCAACTCTAGGATAAAGCCTAGGTCTGTTCCACTTAGGCTCCACCTTAATGGAGGAAACTGTGGTTCCTAGGTGGGCTGAGAGGAACTTGGCCATAATAGTGGGCCTGTCCAACTCTGTAACATTTAGGCTAGGAACTGGATCATTCGGATTAGTTGGCTTCTTAGGATGAGGCCAAGTTGAGATGTATCTGATGTCAGTCCCGTTGTCCCTATGGGTCAGATTATACCTGTGGGTAACCTTAAAATCAGTCTCTCCGTCTCTAAGAGAAGCACCTTTGTTGGATCCTAAGTTCAAGAGTTCTTCAGATCCGGCAGGTTCCAGGGATCTGTCCAGGTGGTAATAATTAGGAACGGAAGCTGAGAGCTTGTTGTGAAGAGCAATCTTCTCCTTAAAAGTCTTCGCCGGAGTTGCTTTAATGGTATCCTTAATGGTCTTGAGACAGAACTCCCTATAAGCCGAGAGCTTGTCAAAGATGGCCGTTAAAGTTCCCTTGTCATAAGAGAGGGTTTCCCGGGAGGGGCTTAGGGAAAGGGAACCAATTGGGAAGTCAATAATAACGTCATTCTTGGGAAACAACACTCCCACGTCAAAATGCTTGTTAGTAATGCTATTCACTTGAGTAACGTTAAGGGGATAAGAGATAATCCCCATGCGAGCCCATAGATTTGGCGTGTGATACCTGCCTGTATTAGTATAACCACCGTTAAAAGTCTCGGGGCAGTGAAAGATATCATCCCAAAGCTTAATCTGGGTGACAGGAGCCATCTTGGGACCAGCGGGAGTGAAAGGAAAGAACCTAATTAGCTCCCGATACTTCTTCTCAAAAGTATAAACATCCTCCTTCTTAACGGCGAAGGAGACCTTAAGGCCCGTCTTCTCCTGAGTTTCCGCTTCGAAGACCTTGGAGATTTGTGGCACTCCCTTGTCCCGGAAGCATACATAATTCCTAAGGACGTGCTTTCCATCCGGCTCCTTAAAGACTGAGTCCACAGTGAACTGGTCCACATAAGCGAAGGGACTCTTGGAGCCTAGGCCAAAGCCACCAATGCTGTTGTTATCGTTGTTCTTAGTGCTCTCAAAGTAAGTGGTATAAAGCACCAAGGCGTCTTCATGAGAAAGCCCGGGACCGTAATCACGGACAGAAAAGATGGGCATGAGAGCAGTTGGAAGCGTTACCAACATGTTCTCCTTAGAGGCATCGTAAGCGTTGGCGATTAGCTCTCGAATGGGGGCCAAAAGGCGGTCTGAATAGAGGGAGGCGCTTAGGATGTCAAAGGCCCTGGCGTCCATCTTAATGGAGAACTGCCGGCCTTCCTGAAGCCCTTCACTCTGAGCTACTACTGAGTTGTCACGAATTTGCATTGCGGATGAACCCGTTTGTCATAATGGTTAGAACTTGGAAACTTTGAGGAGCCTTCTCGTGAAGCAAAGCTAGACCATAACCCAAAGGTCCTTTAGGAAAGATCACCTTGTCATACTTCTTAGCTTCTAGAGCATAATTTAGATAATCGAAATCTTCGGTCCAATTGTTAATGTGCCGGAATAATTCAACGTCCGAATAATAATCTTCGGGCCGCACTCCCGGGGCTTTTTTGGTGCTAATGCCATGAGAGTTGGAACAATAGCGGATACAAGCGGTGCCACCAGTTCCCACTCCTAAGTCATTGTCTCCAAAAACGAAGAGATAAGTGGGATAAGCCTTGCAAATATTAATGCTTAGGCGTTCGAAGCGTTCAGCTCTTAGCATTCTTCAGGCTCCTCATTAAGGGCCGCAGCGCCTGGTAATCCTTTTCCACTGCGACAAGGTTCCAGAAATTCAACTGCTCCTCTGGGACGCCCAGGAAACGAGCCCGGTTCATCTCATTCGGAGCGAAGAGGGGCTCAAGGCGCCACAAGTTATAAAGGCCGTCATCACGACGTGAATATTCCACCCTCATAGCTCAACTCCCGCCCCACTAAGGAACTTCTCAGCTTCATCTATGCATTCGTCCATGAGCTTAACTAGTGATTTTTTACTAGCATAAAAGCCCCCAATTTGTTGAGCTTCCAAGTGAATTTCGTCAGGGGCACTGTTGATCATTCGTCCCCTTAGAGAGATTAATCTGGATCTATTCTCAAGACACTTGGACAACTTTTCCACCATGAAAGGGGTCATTTCACAATACTCCTAAGATTCAGGTAAATATCTAGCCAGAAACGAAGAGAAGTAGCCTCGTCCAGGAAGACTAGGCGCTTAGAGCCCCACTTAACTTCTAAGGTTTCCAGGTTCCACTTGCCGTCCTTCCACTTGTAGGAAACGTTGCCTGTAATGGTCTTCTTAGCACTCTTCTTAAGGTCGTGGGAAAAGATAACCTTAGGATCAGGGGTGGGGGCAGTTGCGAAAGCATGAAAAGCCTTGTCTAGGCTATCCGTTAGGAAGTTCCATACTTCATCCTTGGTGATGCGATGGAATTCCAGGGTGCCATTGAACTTGAACTTAAGCATATATTCTACTTGAGAAGGAAAACTTCCTGGAATATTACCTTTAGCTAAATAAAGAAACCTGACGTTCTTCATCTTCGTTATCCTAATTATGTTAACTTGTTGGCGGGCACGATAGGACTCGAACCTACATGTCTCCAATTACCCTTTCATCTGCTTAGAAGGCAGAGGGGATACGTGCCCTAAGAGGGATCTATGTAGTCATCATCTCGGATTATGCTTTCATCCTTAGCACATTGTCTAAGGAGGTTCTCGATGCCTACATTAGAAATGCTATAGCCTTGAGAGACGTATTTCAGAATTCGCTTAGTGGTAGCAATGGCATTGTAGGTGGGAAGCGGAACCAAGCGCTTCTGGGCCTCATCCAGGAAGGACCACTTTCCTATTACGAATTCGCTTCCATCAAAGCCGAATTGGCAAATGGTGAAATCAAATTTGTCCATGATGGATTCAATGTTGGGGCCGTGGATTTTAATGAGCTGAAGGGTGAAAATGTCCCCCTCTGAGACCAGTTCAAAGGTTTCTTGGAAGTTATTAGAAAGGAGGGACTTGGTCTGAGGATTGCTTAGGAGGTGAGACTTGACTCGTTCAAAGTGGCTTTCATCCAGGACGAAGAGGTCAATGTCACGGAACTTCTCGTCCTGATTAAAAAGCCACTTCACAAAGCCGCCTGCGATCCAGGTGCTGTGAGGGAGGTTCTTTAGGAGCTTCTCAAAGACTTTCATCTTCTTAGGAGCCCGCTCCTTTAGCTCCTCCACTGAGAAGTATGAATAATCCATGTCATGGTTCTCCGGACCGGGCATCAAGCGTAGCCTTCACTGTGGCGACGCTTCTCATCGCCCAGCACTTGCGACACGTCGCCATCCCGACGAGTTTCTTAGGTCCTTGACAGGCCCAAAACGTGCAGCTGGATTCGGCCAGATCGTCGAGCGCTTCACACAGCAATTTGGCCAAAGCTTTGTCGTTCCCCGTACGCCCTTGGCGGGGACGCATCACCGGGATGTCGCTATCTTCGTTGACCGGCGCTATGCCATCGTGCGGCCGTGTCCGAGTCATTACTATCGTGGTCGTTGTCACCACTCTTCTCCTCTTCGTATTCGCAACGGTCCTCAAAAAGGCTAAAATCCCCACCACATCGGATGTATTCGAGGCCACCATCAATGAAAATGGAACCACAAGAACAAGAGACCCAGTCATGACGGTGCTTGGAGACTAAGACTTCTCCACACTTGAGGCACTTAGCACTGTTCTTAATTAGCTTCATAAAAGAATTCCTTTATGTGCGTCCTCAAAGGTCTTCTTGTAGTAACTGTTGGAACCTGAGTGGAAGATCATAATTCCTTCAGGGTCCATGAAGCCCGGGGCCGCCATTGAGCCCTCCCTCTTTAAGATTACCATAAAATCTTCGATAATTTGGCTATCGAAGCTTCCGAAGCTGGCCAACACAGGAACTGAGTGGCAACAAGCGGGACGATCCAAGACTCCATGCCAACGACCCACATTGAAGAGGGAGAAACGCTTCTCGGAAAGACCGTAGCCTCTCTGGATACCAGAACCCCACCACTCTCCGAAATGCATCCCTTCACCAAGACCAGCGAGCTTGAGAGAATTCTCCTTAACCCACTTAGCGAAGCCATAGTTGTCATCCTCTGGCTTGATGAAGCGAGTCCGGCTTTGAGCTCCTAGGTAAAACTTCTGCTTGGTGGAAAGGACCCCATCCTTCATGCTAAAGACTTCTGCAAAAGCTTGGGGGAAGGGCTCCGTGGCCACCACTACGGCGGCGTTGGTTCCATCCAGTTTCTCAGTGATCACGATGGGCTTGTCCAGGCGAGGGACCTTGGGAAAGGGCTTGAATTCCATCATAGCCTTGCAAACTCCTCTGTGGGATTAAACCACTCATCCTTAATGATATGGCCAATAGCATGAACTTTACCATTATCCGCTCGAACTCGAATGGTCTTTCCCTTAATCTTGGACCACTCAGTAACATCTGCGATCTCTAGACAACGATGAATGAAGAGACCCGCAAAATTCTTTTGACCTAGGTGATGCTTAAAGCTTTTAGGCAAGTAAAGACTATAACCGCCAAAACTCTGGCAAACACCTCCATAGTCAAGACCAACCCAGGCGGTCAGAAAGCCATGGTCTTCAATGGTAAGAAAAGAACCTGTGATGAGAGCATTCTCCTTAACCCACTTAGCGAAGCCATAGTTGTCATCCTCTGGCTTGATGAAGCGAGTCCGGCTTTGAGCTCCTAGGTAAAACTTCTGCTTGGTGGAAAGGACCCCATCCTT